ATCGGCAAAACTTGGTCTAGCCAAACGACGTGGGTACCGGCGCGGCATCGGCTAAGAGCGCCCATTACCCTATTGCGCTTCACCATTGACGGCCTGTAGTGGTCGGCGTCTTCGACGCTATACGGTGAGTCCGCCAAGACGATATCGTAGCGACTAAGCGGCACGGTCGATAGATTTTGAGCATCGTCTATGAACGTTGGTTCGGCCGCGGGGTCTAAATCAACCGTATCTCCAGGCCAAGCCGATTGGTCAACGCGTCCCGAAAACACGTGTAAGGCGGCCAACTTATCCGGAAACAAAGCTTTGATGCGCTTCAAATACCCATGTGGGTACCCTCCATAATAGCCGCTTTTAACGCCGTAAGCGTTGCCCATTATCCAAGTGCCGACGATCCACCCATCTTCGCCAATAAAAAGCGACCGGGGATAGCCCGTCAACGCAACATAGGTGTCGATACGGTCTTGCAAAGTCAACACGCCCAAACCTCCAAAAATTCCCGAATTTCGTATTGTATTACGCCTAGCGGCCGGCCTTCCGCCAGTTGCATCGCGACCCGAGCGCTGGCCATGGCCGACAAGATCCCGACGCGTTCGACGAACAATTCGCATTCCGCCTTGTACCGGGAGGCGGCGACGCGTTCGACCGCTTCAATGCGCTGGCGTTCCGCTTCGGACCATATGGCGCGCCACTGGCCGCGGATAATCGACAGGACCGTCGCGTACGTCGGCCGGGCCGGGTCGACCTTGCGCGGGACCGGGACCGCCAAGCCGTCGGCCCCGTATCGGTCGCCGTTCCGTCGGATTGGAAGGGACAACAGCGTCGGCGTGACCAGCGCCCCGGCTTCGTTCAGCCGCGCGACGATCATTCGCCCGTTTTCCGGCCAGGACACTTCGACGGTGCCGTCGCGAAGCGCGACAACCTTGAACCGGGGGTCAATCATGCTTGCGTTCCCTCTTCATAAAACGGCCGCGGTTGGGGCTGGCGGGCGGCATGGGCGGCCAGAAGGTCGATATCGTACCCGCGGACCAGTTCGACGCCGGCGGCTTCCTGTGCCCGCTTTAGACACGGCCCCCACGTCAAGAGCCCGGACCAATCCGACGACCGGGCGGCCGTTTGGAAATTGTGGTAGTCGACGGCCAGCCGGGCGGCGGCCGCCGGGGATATCCGGCGGGGCTTCATGCCGCCTTCCCCTTCCGCTTGCTATCCTTGAAAATGTGCCGGACCCGTTGCGGCTTGCCTTCCCCGAACCAGCCCTTCAGGAACCACTTCGCGCTGTTGGCGCAATCGTAGGATTTGAAGCGGTCCAGTTTCTTGCCGCCGCTGTACAAGGTGATGGACCCGTCGGCGTTCCACACTTGGAGGACGGCCGGGGCAGCGCGTTCCTTGGTCTTCGACATAGCGTCTTCTCCCTTCGTCCCCATATAGGCGAAGGTTGACCGCGCGGTCAAGCATCTTTTTGCTAGGTTCCGAACCGCGCCGCGGCCGCACCGTTGGCGGCCGTGTCTTGGGCTTTCGTGTACGCCTTGGCGATTTCCGCCGGTTCGGTAAGGTTGGCGGCCAGATGCCCCGAGCGAACGAAGAGCCGGGGCTTGCCATGGTCCGGCTGGACGGTGTTGTTCACGCGGCCGTCCTTCAGCCCCGGGTGATAGTCGAACCCGAGCCCGACAAGCATTTCCCGGCGCTTGTGGCGCGGGACCGGGGCGCGAATGTTGTCCAGCAACCGGTCAAGGAAAATCGACGATATCCAGCCGCCGGCGAACCCGGGGCGGCCCTCTTCGATAGCCTCAAGGATCTCTTGTTCGGCCTTCCCGAGCGACGCCGCCAGGGCGGCCGACGTGCTGGACGTCCGGGGCGCGCGGACGCAAAGTTGCGCCGGGTCCAGTTCGGCGTCCAGGGGCATGGTCCGAAGGAATTCATTGATGATCGCCGCGCCGTACATGGACCCGCCGTCTTGGTAGCGCCGCCGGCCATAAAACCAATCGTAAAGGTTCGGGAAATACTCCCCGGTCATGCCCCAAGCGTACAAGTCCGCTTCTGTCTGTTGCGCCGTGTAAAAAATCGCATACCGCCGCGTATCCGTCGTGACCGGGATAGCGTCGCGGTGATTTGTGAACATGATGCCGTTAATTCGGTTGTCCCCGGTGCCTTGGTCGACCCCTTTCTTTTCGATAGGGACCCGGTCATTGGTCACGGTTGCCTTGAAGCTATCCAGAAAGTCCCGCCTGTTCTGGACATAAATTTCTTCGATGCCAAGATATAGGTTCCCTTGAACCCAACCGTTAAACTGATTGCCCGATTTGGCCATGGCGTCCGGGTTGACCAAATGGCTGTAGCGGCTTCCGACGCAATGGGTCATGACCCGGTCAATCATGGTCTTGCCGTTGCCTTCGACCCCTTGGATAACCGGCCACCATTGGAATTTGACCCCGGGATTTTGGACCAGCGACGCCATGTAGTTCAGCAGGATCGCGCGGTCGCGGGGGTCCGGTAGCATCTTGGCGACATGGTCCAAGAACGGCGACGGGTCGCCGGCCAGCCGCCGCGTTTCAATCGGGATATAGGTATTGACCAGGGTCCGGTTGCCTTCGGTCACGACGGCCCCGGGCGCATGTTCTGGCCGGAAGCATGTTCCGAAAACCGTCGGCGGCGACAGGACCCGCGACTTCGTAAAGGCGTCGAAGGCGCTATCGCTAATCTTGTCGTTCGCCCCGTCCATCGGGAAGACATGGCCGGCGTACACGACGTCGAAGCGCGCCTTGTCCAGAAGGTCGCCGGTCGACGGTATCCAGATTTTATGTTGATCGATCACGTAAACGCAACCGGCGAAGAACGACCGTTGGTCGTCGACCGACAGATATTCGCGGCCGGCAACGCGGACCCCCGGCGCTTGGGCGACCAGCGTCGGCGTGTCGGCCATGACGCCCGCCCCGGCCGTCGGCGCGGCGATAGGCTCCCGCGCTTGGGCAACCTTCCCGACGACGGCGCAAGCCTTCATGATGGTCGTTTCAAGGTATTCGGGACGGTCCAGCCATTTATCGCGGACCAGGGCCGATTGCAGCATCAAGGCCCGAATGCGTTCGCAGTTCTTCCCGGTCCAGAATGCCAGGTGCCCCGCCAGCGCCCCATCGACGGCCGACGCGTCATAGGCCCCCTTGTCGCCCGGCCATTTCCCGGCCAGCTTGTCGGCGTTCGCCGTCCATAGGTCTTCGAATGTGACATGGCCGGACCCAAACGCCGCGGCTGCGCTCTTCTTCCCGCTGGCCATGGCAAACCGCAACAGTTCGACGTCGTCTTCAGGACCCCCAAATTCGGGGACTGGCGCGTCGGTCCAGCCGGCGATTTCCGCATGGACGCCCGGCGGGAAGTAGGCGGTCGCCACTTCGGCAAGCGCGGGGGTCATGTCGGCCATGACGTCCCCGACGGCGTTCGTCCCGGTTAGGGCGACGAAGCGGCCTTCGGTGTACAGTTCAATCCCAAGGACGATGTTGCGCTTGCTATGCGGGCCGATGACGCCGCGACCAAGGATATGGAGCCCCGCGCCCGATTGCGACACTTCGACGGCCGCGCCCGCCAGGCGGTTGCACAGTTCGACCGCCAGCGGCGACCAGCCGGCGGCGGTCAAGCAATGGTCGATATCCAGGAAGAAGAAGCCGTCGCCTTCAGTGATGACAAAGCCAACGGGACGGCCGGTCGCGGCCGCTTCGTCGTAGCTGCATTGATTTGCCGGGTCGTGCGGGTCGCACTTGTGCCCCGTCCGCCAGTCCGTCGGAAGCTTGACGGTCTTCCCCGGCTTGTCCGGGTGCGGCTCTAGCCTATAGGTGATGAACCGCCGGTAGGCGGCCAAGGAGGCAAGAGCGGCGGGAAGGGTCACAAGTCCCCCGCCCGCGATTGGGAAAACGCGGTCATTCAATCAGTCCCCCGGGACGGGCGGGCGTTAGCTTATGGCGGCGGCGGCGGCGGCGCGCAAGTCGGGCGGCGCGTTACGGGCGATAGGATGGTCCAGCGCCAGGCCGGCGGCGACAATCTTGGGCATGAAGCGGGCGACCGCCTCTTCCATGATTGCCGACTTCAGCGCTTCCATGGTGCCGAAGGCATTGATGACGCCGCCCTTCGCGACGCCGGCGCGCTTCGCGACCGCCGATTGCCGGACCCCGGCGAAGCCCTTTTCGTCGGCTTCAGCGATGGCGGCTTCCAAAATGGCGGTGTTGCGGTTGTCGCGCATTTGCGCGGCGCGTTCGGTTCGCTTGGTCGACATGCTACCTTCCTTTCACCCCCATATAGTCAACCCGTGACCAGACGGTCAAGCCGTGTTGCAAGATCCGCTTCGCGCCAGAGCGCAACCGGGGCGCGGGTAAGGACGCCGACTTCCCGAGCTTTCTTCGGAAGGTACGTCGCGGCCCAATCTGGGGCCAGGGCGGGGAGGCTTTCGCAGTTCGACACGATATCGGCGCATTTGATGGCTTGGGCCTGCCAATCCGCGGACCCGAGCCGTATCAGCCGGCCGGTGAAATTTTCCCCCGGCGGGTTCGTCACTTGTTCGACCAGGCGGGCGACGTCGGGGCCGAAGAGCGACGCGACGGCGTCCAGGGTTGCGTCGGTATCTTCGACGACGTCATGAAGGACCGCCGCGGCCAGGACGACTTCGTCGGTCACGCCGAACCGCTTCAGCCGCATGGCGACGTCAATCGGATGGACGATATAGGGTTCGTCGGTGAATTTGCGAAGCTGGCCGACTTCGGCATGGCATGTCGTCGCGAAAATCAGCGCGTGGCTGAACAATTGGGTCATCATTTGAATGTTCCTTCACCAGTTGCAAAAGCGGCGTCGCCGCCGTCGGCGTTCACCAGGTCAATCCATGCTTGTTGGGCGACTTCCCGGTCCGTCCCGGTGAACCGCCAGCCTTCCGGCTTGCACTCCCGGGCGACGAAGCGGGCAATCCGAAGCCCTACCATGTCGGGTGTGATGATGATGGTCCGCCAGCCGATCAAGTCGCTGGACTTCAGGACCTTGTTCAGTTCCCGGCTATCGTTCGCCAGGCCGTACCGGACCGGCCGGCCGTCGGCGTCGGTCAAAACGCCGACGTTGTTCCGCCAAAGCTTCGCGTCGAAGCGCGGCCCCTCAAGGCGGACAAGGGACTGGACCCGGCTTTCACTGGCCGACATTGTCAGCATCCCATACCAGCGCCGGGCGGCGCGGCAACGCTTCGGCTTCGATGGTGAACCGGTTGTCGTCCAAGGCGTCGCACCATGCGGACCAGGCCAGCCGCGACCGGTCGACTTCGTCATGGGCGGCCATGATGGCTTGGCAAGAGCCTTCGACGACGACGCCGAAAAACCAATTCCCGAGCCCCGGTGGAACGCCGGCGTCGCGCGGGATGCCGTTTTCCAGCCAACCCCGAGCCCGCTTCATGATGGCCAGCCGGTACTTCTCTTCAGGGCCGAATGCGTCCAGTTGAAGCAAACGGCCGTCGACCTCCATTGCAAAGCGCCGCCGGTTCACGCGACGGCCCCCGACAACAGCAGCGCGGCGGACCCGACGATGACGACCGCCAGCGCGGCGAAGCGGTCGACCCAGGGCGACCAGAAGCCGCCGACGGCCCAAACGCCGAAGAGCAAAGCCGCGGCGATGACGCCTTCATATTGCCATGACATTATTCGGGGCTCCCTTTTTCGATTTTGGCCATTTCCAGCGTTTTCTTCAGCGTGACCAGCGACCTTTTGACGGCTTCCGCGCAAGCCTTTTCGCGAAGCGTTCGGGCGCGGCTGGCGGCGCGGTCGGCCGACATGATGTTGCTTTCGATGAAGCTAACCACGACGTCCCGCATGACTTCAGGCGTCGCCGCGTGAATGACGTACATTATTCGGGGCTCCCTTCCTTGACATTGAACAGCGGGAACAATTCCCGGTTCGTTTCAGTGCCGGCGCGCTTGACGAACCGGACCAGCTTTTCGCGAAGGTCCGCTTCCGGCGCGGCTTCAATGGCCGCGATCAGCGCGTCTTCGGCTTCGTAATATGCGATGTTTGTCGCCATGACGTCGTTCCTTTCATGCGAAGACAAAGTCCCGAGCCTTGAAAACATGGCCGTACCAGCGTGGCGCGGGGTTGGCCGACGAAAGGTCGCCGTAGTAGGCGAATTCCGCGTTTCCAGCCGCGTCGAACCGGAAGCAGCGGTCCCGGGGTCCATATTCGACCGCGCCGGGTTTCACTTCAATGAAGACCCCGTCGGCCAGGGAAGAGAATTTGACGAGCATAGAAAGCCCTCCAAGCGTGACCGCGGCGGAATTGCCCGGTCGTTTTCCTCTATCCATCGCCTTCTTCGCATAGGTTGACCGTACGGTCAAGCATTATTTTGCATGATGACGCCGCCCCGAATTTCTTTCCAGCGATAGAGCGCGGCGACCGCTTTCGGCCCCCAAGCGATCAGCATGGACCCGGCCCCGGTTCCGCTTTGTTCCGATGAATTGTCGCCGTCGACAAAGGCGATCCGCTTTTCGATGAACAGGACGGCGTCGGCCTTGGCCGCGTAGCGGTGAAACCATTTCGTATCGGTCCGGGCGAAGACCAGCGCCAAGCCGTCGCGGTGAAGGTGCATCTTGGCCAGGAATTTTTTCGGTCAACCCGCCATAGGGAGGGTTAAGCCAAACGGTCCCGAACCATGGGACGGCCAGGCCGTCGTCGGCTTTCGTGTAGTGGTACAAGGCCGGAAGCCATGGAATGCCGCCAGGCGGGGAGCATGGGTCAAGGTCGAAGGTGAGTCCGAGCGTTTCAAATACCCATGCCGGCGTGTACCATTCGACCGATACCTTCGCGTCTTGGCTTTCGTGACCGAACCCGCGCTTCGCCCGCCGTGTCATAGCGCCCCCGCAATTCGGCCCTGAAGATCCCGAGCGTCGGCCGCGTCCAGCGTTTGCGCGGTCATCACGTCGACCCCGAACCGGAAGAAGAACAATCGCTGAATTTCCGGGTCACTGTACCCCGCGGCCGTCTGAACGCCGCCCCAAATTGCCATGATGGACCGCAACGCGGCTTGCGCCTCTTGCCGGTCGCTATGGCTGTTCAGGTTCCGAATATAGCCGGCATGGGGAACCCCGGCCAGTTGCATTTCGGCCCCGCGCTCTTCCCGCGATTGGTCGACCTTGGCCAGCTTCACGCGCAACGCCGCCAGGACGGCCGGGTCCAATTCCTGAAGGTCGCCGGCGACCATGGCGGGGCTATCCCGGCCGGCCGGCGGTTCGTAATGGCCGCAATGGGGACATTCGCGCTTGATAGCCTGATAGGGCTCAAAACAAGCGGTACAGACGCGTATCGGGATGGCGTCCGACGGCGCGTTCCGCGACTTCCGGCTTTCCAGGGACCAGACACGCGGGAAGTCCGGCGGCCCGTTATGGCGGACGACGTTCCCGACATGGTCGATAATGATTGCCCGGGGCTTCGGCCCGGCCGCAATCGCGGCCAGCCGCCCTTCCCGGGTCGATAGGTCGAAGCCGCCGGCGTACACCGGCCGAAGAGCCCGGCCAAACTGTTGCATATACACGGCCAGGGACGCGGTCGCCCGGGCTTTGGACAAGACTTCAATTGCCGGAAGGTCGAAGCCTTCGGAAATGATATCGACCGCGACGACTTGATGGACTTCGCCCGCTTCCAAGCGCTTCAGAACGGACCGGCGAACAAAGTCGTCCGTTTTGCCCGACAGGACTTCAGCGCGAAAGCCGGCGGCCCGATGCGCCGCGGCCATTTCCGCGGCCGTTTCCAGATCCGGCGCGAAGGTCACGCCCCGGCGGCCGCCGGCGACGCGGGCATAGTGCGTCGCCACGTCCCCGACGATTTGCGACCGCTTGGCCGCCTCCCGCAAAGCCTTGGACGACCAGTCGCCCGACGCCGACACATTGGCCAGAAGTTGCATGTCGGACGGGGGGCAGAAAATCCGGTAGTCGGTCAAATATCCTTCGTCGATAAGCCAGCGCATTGGCGGCCCTTCGACCATGACGTCGGCAACGCCCCGGCCGCCGATTTCAGGACGCCCGAGCCCTTGGCCGTCGGCCCGAACCGGGGTCGCCGTCGGGAGCAACCCGCGGCATTCCGGGTTGCTGAAGCGCTCAATGACCGTATGCCATTTGTTGTCCAGAACGACGTGGTGGCCTTCGTCGACGACCCAAAGCGTGACCTTGGCCGCCCATGACGCCATTTCGGCCCGGATGATGGTATCGACGCCGGCGACGACGACGCGCGAATTCGGGTCGTACATGCTGTACCCGAGCGCTTCGGAATGCTGGCGGCTGATTGCCCGGCGCGTCGCGTCGGCGGCGATGATGTTATGCCGGATGCCGTACCGCGCCAGGGCCATGGAAAGCTGCCCGACAAGTTCTTGCCGGTGCGCGATCACGCAAACGAAGCCGCCATGCTCCCGGACGATATCGGCCAGCGTGACCGTCTTGCCCCCGCCGGTATCCAGGCGCATGACGACATTCCGCGCGCCTTCCTGCCATGCCCGGTAAACCTTGGACTTCAGTTCGACTTGAAAGGGGCGAAGCGTTGGCGCGGTCACTTTTAACCCTGCTAAAATTTTGGCTTGACCGCCCGGTCATTGCCCGGTAATTCTGGCCCTGTCAATCACGACGGAAGGGAATATACCCATGCAAATTATCGTCAACGTCGGGGACGCGTCGCCCCAAGATTGGGAGGCGCTGGCCGCCTTCGTCGCCGTCAAGCGCGGGCTTCTTTCGACGACCGGCCGTATCGACCCGCCGAACGCTGAAGCGACCGCTTCGGTGCTGGCGTTCCCGGTCGCCGCCCCGCCGCCGCCTGTTGCCGCGGCGCTGGCCAAGGCCGACGGTATCGCGTCGACCATTTCGAACATTGTCGACGACGCCGTCGCCGCCGCGAATGCCAAGGCCGCCGCGGACCATGAAGCTTTTCTGGCGCGCCAGGCCGCGGCCGACAACGGCTATGCGCCGGTCACGCCCCCGCCCGGCGTCGACGTCGACAAGGACGGCTTGCCATGGGATGCCCGCATTCACGCCGAAAGCAAGGCGAAGAACGCCGACGGTTCATGGCGCGCGAAGCGCAAGGTCGACCCGGCCGTCGTGACCGCCGTCACGGCTGAATTGCGCGCCGTCATGGCCGCCCCGGTGCCCGCGGCCCCCGTCGCCGCCCCGCCCCCGCCGGTCGCCGGCGACGCGGTCCAGGCTGAAGCCGCGGCCGCTTTCGGGAGCCCGGCCCCTTTGCCCCCGACGGCGGCCGTCGTGCCGCCCCCGCCCCCGGCGGTTCCGCCTGCCCCCGCTGCGGCAAGCGCTCCCCCCGTATCGCCGCCGGTCGCCGGTGCCGAAACTGTTGCTGAAACGCCCGCCCCACCCCCGAGCGCGGACCCGCCGTTCGTCGTGATGATGCGCGGCGTGACGGCCCGCCAGCAAGCCGGGACCTTGTCGGCCGACGCGGTCGCGGCCGCGCTGGCGAACCTTGGGCTTCCGTCCATCGCCAGTCTGGCCAGCCGGCCGGACCTTATCCAGTCGTTCGAAGCGTTGCTGGCGGCATGACCGGTCACGCGTTCCTTGCGCCGTCCGCGGCCGGCCGTTGGGGTCCCGGGGGTTGCCATGCCTCCCCCGGGATGGAAGTCCATTACCCGGACGTCGACCGCGAAGACGCTTTGGAAGGGACGACGGCCCACGCCGCCATGGCGGGAATGCTTATCGGCTATCCCCCCGACGTCGGCCAGGTCATCCCCGCGACCGGCCTTCCGATAACGGTCGAAATGCTGGAATGCGCCGAAGAATTCGCCAAGGACATTCGCGACACGCTGGCCGCTTGCGGACCAGGCGCGGCGATTTTCGTCGAAGAGACTTTGCCGGCCGGGTTCAACCCCCATAATTGGGGGACCCCCGACGTCATTGTCATTGATTGGGCGAACCGCCGGCTTCACGTTTGGGATTACAAGTTCGGTCATCGGTACGTCGACGCCTACGGCAATTGGCAGTTGGTCAATTACCTGATTTTGGCCTTGCTGAAGCATGGCGTCGGCCCGGCGCAATGGTCGCAATGGTTCTTCACGCTGAACATTTACCAGCCGCGGAATTATCACCCCGGCGGCCCGTTCAGGGAGTGGCATTTCAGCGGCGACAAGTTGGCCGATTTGTTCAGCGCCTTGGCCGCGGCCGCGGAAGCGTCCGTCGCGCCGAATGCCCCGCTGAAGACCGGCGAACATTGCCGCGATTGTCGCGCCAGGGCGGGTTGCCCCGCGTTGCAGCGCGCCGCCATGTCGGCCGTCGATATATCCCTTGAGCCGCATAGGGTCGATTTGACCCCGGAAGCTTTGGGGCTGGAATTGCTTATTCTCAAGGAAGCGGAAAAGCGGCTGAAGGCCCGCGTGACCGGCTTGGAAGAACAGGCCCTTGAGACAATCCGTCGGCGCGTCGACGTCCCGCATTGGACGGCGGACTATAGCTACGGCCGGACCCGCTGGACCCAACCGGCGACCGAAATTTTCATGCTTGGCGACCTTTTGGGCGTCGACCTTCGCAAGCCGCCCGAGCCGGTCACGCCGCGCCAGGCGCAAAAGGCGGGGGTTGACCAAGCGGTCATCAAAGCATATTCAGAGACACCCCGGGGCGTCATGGCGCTTGTCCCCGTCGACCAATCATCTATCAGCAAGCGCTTCGGTTAAGGGAGAAACGATCATGGCTTCGAAGTTCAAACTGGCGGTAACGTCGCCCGTCGGCCGCCTTGTGCAAGGCGACCTTTTCGTCCTTCAGGACAAGGACAACACCGGCGCGCCCCGCGTGTACAAGACCGGGCCGAAGGCCGGCCAGCCCAATCCCCAGCTTTACCTTGGCGTCGCCTTCGCCAAGACGTACGGGACGCTGGACGATGAAATCCGCGGCCAGACGGAATTCGGCAAGTTCTATCAGGCTATCGATCACGCCGCCCGGACGTGCTGGCCGAACCTTTTCCCGCAACCGTGGCCGGCCCCATGCGTCAACCCGCTGTTTGCCTTCAAGGTGGCCGACGGCGACGGCGTCGACCGGAACGGCAAGCGCAACGCCGAAAAGGCTGGACAGGCTGGCCATTGGATTGTGTCGTTCGGCTCTTCCTATTTGCCGAAGGTCGTCCAGGCGGCCGGGAACAACGTCTTCAATCAGATCACCGACCCGAACATGGTCAAGCGCGGCTATTACATTCGCGTCGCGGTCGACATTGCCAGCAACGAAAGCCTTCAGTCGCCAGGGCTGTACTTGAACCCGACGATGGTCGAGTTTTGCGGCTATGGCCCGGAAATCGTCGGCGGTCCCGACGCGGCTTCTGTCTTCGGCCAGCCGGCCGCGCTCCCCCCGGGCGCGTCGACTGTGCCGCCCGTTGGCGCGCCCCTCCCCGCGCCACCGGTCCCCGGCGCGGTTGGGTCGCCCGCGCCGGGGCTTCCGGCATATCAGCCGCCCGGTGCCCCCGCGTACCAGCCGCCGGTCGCCCCCGCGTACCAGCCGCCCGCGGCCCCGGTCGCTCCCGCATACCAGCCCCCGGCCGCGCCGCCGGTCGCCCCCGCTTACCAGCCGCCCGCGGCCCCGGTGCCGGCCGTGCCGCCGAATACGGCCTACATGACCCCGCCGCCGGCTCCCGTCGCCCCGTCCCCGCCGGTTAGCCCGGCCGGTCACACGATGACCGCGGCGGCTGGCGGGTTGACCCGGGAGCAATACCTTGCCGCCGGCTGGACCGACGACCAGCTTATCGCGAACGGGTACATGGTCGCATGATCCGAACCGATGACGGTCGCAATTTTGTCGACGTCAAATGCGACACTTGCGAAACGACCGCCCCGCCCGCGGATATCATCGCGGGCGGGCGACTGAAGAACATGGGGTGGAAGTGTGTTGGAAGGTCGCATAGTTGCCCCGAATGCGTCGCCAGGGACGACCCCGGCCCACGCGACACTTGACTTCGAAACGAAGAGCGTCGCCGGCTTCGTCTGGAATGAGAAGACCGGGAAATGGCAGGGACCCCCGCAAGCCCCGAAAGGCAAGAAGGGGCTCCCTGTCATCGGGGCCTACCGATACGCGGAACACCCGTCGACCGACGTCCTAACCATGTCCTTCTATGTCCCCGGGTACGGGCGCGGCCGCTGGCGGCCGGGGTTGCCCCTACCCGCGGCGCTGTTCAAATGGATAGCCGCCGGCGGCATTGTCGAAGCGCATAAGGCGTTCTTCGAACGGGCCATTTGGGAAAAGGTTTGCGTCCCGCGGTACGGGTTCCCGCCCATGCCCCCGACGCAATGGTCCTGTTCAATGGCGACTGCCCACGTGAACAGCTACCCCGGCGCGCTTGGGGATTTGGGCGACGTCCTGAAGCTGAAGACGCGCAAGGACGAAGACGGCCGCCGCTTGCTGAAGAAGTTCAGTATGCCCCGGGACCCGACGAAAAAGGACCCGCGGCTTTGGATTACGCGCGACGACGACCCGGCCGACGCTGAACGGCTGGACCAGTATTGCGACGACGACGTCGGTTCGGAAATGGAAGCGTCTTCCATGATGCCGCCGATGACCGCCGACGAACGCAATTTTTGGCTTATCGATCAGGAAATCAATTGGCGCGGGATAGGCGTCGACCGCAAGGGCATTCGCGATTGCATCGCGGTACTTAACCAAGCGCTTGCCCGCTACGGCGAAGAGTTCCGGGCGATCACCGGCGGCCTTGAGCCGACGCAATTGGAGAAATTGAAGGGTTGGCTGGCGGCTCAAGGCGTCTTCGTCGGGAGCCTTGACGCGGACGCTTTGGAAGCTTTGCTGAAGCGGAAGGACGTCGTCGGCCAGGTTCGCCGCGTCCTTGAGATCCGGGACCTAATCGGGTCCGCCAGCGTGAAGAAGCTCTTCGCGATGGAAAACAGCGCTTGCGCCGACGACCGGCTTCGCGACTTGCTTGTCCATCATGGCGCGCGAACCGGCCGCCCGACGGGCGAAGGCGCGCAACCGCTGAACATGCCCCGAGCCGGCCCCAAGCTTGCGACTTGTGACCATTGCGGTCGCCCGTTTGCGAAGACCCACGCCGTTTGCCCATGGTGCCAGGCGGCCGCCCCGGTCGCGCCGAAACTGGCATGGAAGCCGCATATGGCGGACTTTGTTCTGGAAATCATGGCCTACCGGTCGCTGGACCTTGCCGAATACTTTTTCGGGGACGCCGTCTTTGCCATATTGGGTTGCTTGCGATCGCTCTTCGTCGCCGCGCCGGACCATGACCTTATCGCGTCCGACTATAGCGCTATCGAAGCCGTCGTCACGGTAATGCTGGCGGGCGAAGAGTGGCGCATTCAGGCGTTTCGCGACAAGATCGATATCTATTTGGCCAGCGCTTCGAAGATCACGGGGATCACGGTCGAAACGTATCTGGCGTACGAACGGGAGAATGGGGAGCATCACCCGGACCGCCAGAAGATTGGCAAGGTCGCGGAATTGGGCCTTGGGTTCGGGGGCTGGATCACGGCTTGGCGGCAATTCGACGACAGTGACACGTTTACGGACGCCGAAGTCAAAGCGCTGATTTTGGCTTGGCGGGCCGCGTCGCCCCGGATCGTCGAATTGTGGGGCGGCCAGTGGCGCGGGTCCCCATGGGACGGGTACGCGGAACGCTTCGGGTTCGAAGGCGCGGCAATCAACGCGGTCCAGTACCCCGGGCAAGCGTTTTATCACGCGGGGATCAAGTTCCAAGTTGAGCGGTTGCCGGCGAACGATGCCCTAATCATCACGCTTCTGTCCGGCCGCCGGTTGACGTACCACGAACCGAAGCTGGCCCCGGCGACCCGGGAATATGCCAGCCCGGGCGAATTGCAATTGTCGTACATGACATACAATTCAAACCCGAAGTACGGCCCCCTTGGCTGGATCAAGATGACGACGTACGGGTCCCGGCTTTGCGAAAACATTGTCCAGGCAATCGCCCATGACTTGCTGCGATATGCTATCTTGAACCTTCGCGCGCATGGGTTCCCGACGGTCCTTCACGTGTATGACGAAATAGTCGGGGAGATCCCGACGTCGACCCCGGATTGGGCGCTGGCCGTCTTCGAAGCGATCATGGCGACCTTGCCGCCATGGGCGGCCGGCTGGCCGGTTCGGGCGTCTGGCGGCTGGCGCGGCCGCCGCTATCGAAAGGGCTAGGGTATGGCGAAGTTTGTTTTCCTGAACCTTCGGGAGCGCGGGGAGGCTTTGCGCCGCGCCGGGTTGGACCTTGGCGGCGAAATCCTAGACGTTTGTGATATGGCCGACGATTGGGATCACGCCGACGACCAGCTTGTAAAAATTGCCAACCTTCTGAAATTCCCTAACCCGGAATGCGATTACGACTTCATAGTCGACGGGGTCGATAAGCTTGTCGCGGGCAAGGAACGGGCCGAAGCTGAAATCAAGCGACTTCAGGGCGTCATTGAGGCCCTTCAGGCTGAACAGGGGCGGCTTGTGGCGTGCATGACCGCCCGGGGGATAGTTCCCCCGCCCCCGTCCCGTTTGACGCGTCCGGCGACCCCTCCCCGCAAGCCGTACGGTGCCCCGCGGCCGACATTGCGCGACCAGTGGCGTTCAGACGTCGAAAACGACGACGTCCCTTTTTAGGCTTGACCGCGCGGTCAACTGACCGTAGTGTCCCCATGTTACATGGAGGCGCTAGAAATGGCCGATAAGCGTTGCCCGAATTGCGGGGTCCCGGTGGAGCGCGGGAAGGTATATTGCGGCGGGGAATGCCGCCAGGCGTTCCATAATCGAATGTCGAAGCGGGGCCGGGTCATCATGCCCATAGCCTTGGGCTGGCGGGCCGGCCGCGGGTCCGGCGATATCGCCAAGGCGGCCTTCGCGGAAATGTGTCAGTACCTTGACCATTGCAACGCCGAAGACCACAAGGCCGGCCGGCCGCCTATGGTCGAGTATCTGAAGCAAGTCGGGGTTGTGTCGGTTCCGGGCTGGCGGGAGCGCGCCGGGTAAGCTGATAGCCGTACGTCTGGATATTTTCGATTGCGAACCCCGGCGGCAACAGCCGGCGAAGGTAGCTGATATGGACCCGCGCCGGCCGGCTTTCGTTCCCGGGGCGCGACACGGCCGCCAAGTCTTCGTAGGACACGCGGCCGTGCCGGACCAGAAGCGCCAGGATGTTTTCGCGAATGCGGCCGGCTTCGACCCGCTTGCCGTCGATAAACACGGCGGGCGGGTCGCCCTCAAGGGTGAAGCGGCCGAAGCGCTCCCGTACCGCGCCGCAATGCGGGCAGGGCGTCACGGTATGGGCTCCCCCGTCGTCGGGTCGATGACGACCCCTTCAATCGCCAGGCGGCGAATTTCCCAATCGATCAGGGCGTCCCGGTCGATCCGACAGGCTTCGGCTTGTTCCCTAAGCGCGAGTTCATCGGTGAGAGAAAGTCGGTAGTCGACTTCTTCAGCAGGACCGCCGGCGGGACCGCCGGGGCCGGCTTGATTGCGGGCGCGGGCCGCACGTTCAAGGTCCGCGATCCGCAACCGAAGAGAAGAAACGACACGACCAGCGCCGGCAACAGCATCATTGCGCGCATTGAGGGTTCCTTTCGAATTGTCGACGTTCGCCTTGTTCTTCCGGGCGGCGTCGGCTTTGGCTTCGTCGTCGGCCTTCTTTTGGGCGGCCCGGATATTGTCGATTGTCGCCTTGTACCCGAGCGCCGTTTCCTTCCAATCGGCCCGGTCCGCGGCGACGAAGAGCAAGACGGCGACCAGGCCCGCATGGGTCCAGACGTACCAGGGAAGCGACTTCAGCCATTTGAAGGCCCGCGACGCCCAAAGCGCAAGCTTAACCTGCCACATTGTCCCCGCCTCCCGCTGGATAATGGGCGGCGCGCTCCCCGAGCCCGACGGCCGCCCAAATGGCCGCCATACCAAGGCCGAAGTCTTGCGCCGCGAAGGGATGATTGTTCATAACCGTGTCGACGTATTGCAGGCCGCACATATGGGTCGAAACGACCAGGGCGACGACCCGGAAAGCCGAAACGGTCACGTTGTCCGCTTCGGTCATCGCGCCGCGACAGGCGCGCCCGAACCGAAGGACCCAAGGCCATATCATGCTTCGGACCGCGTCGCCCGGCCAGTGCCGGTAACAAGCGGGGCCGGCGTGACGCCGACGCCAGGCGGCTGGCGAATTGCCGTCAACCGCGACCGCGGGAAGCGGCGGATATTGACTTCGTCGTCCTGATTGAAGCCCAGGACGGCCAGGTCGCCGCCGGCATAGACGCCGACGATAAAGCCCACGTGACCGAAGCCCGACGCCAGCGTCTTGCGCCAGAAAACCGCCAGCGACCCAAGCGGCGGAAACGCGGCGTTCTTGTCGACCGGGGTCCCGTATTCTTCCCATTGCCGGGCGCGAAGGCCAACCCAACCGCGGCGCGGCGGGCTGAAGCCGGCGGCGTCCAGGCAATAGGACACGCCAAGACCGCACCATGCGACATGGTCGCCGCCGTACGCCGCCCCGAGCCATTCCCGCGCTTCGGCCGCCCAATTCATGATGGCAGGATTGTTCTTCGGTCCCGGCGTTTCCCGGGTCCCGATCAGGCTTCGCGCAATCTCAAGATGCCGGGGCGTCGTCATGGGTCCGTTCCTCTTCAATCGGGGCGATGATGTTCGCCATGCTTCCCAAGGCGCTGGCGATGGCCGGCGGGACGTTTTCCAGGGGGATGGCATAACGAAGCGTTAGGGCCATGATTTGCCGCTGAAGGCTCAAATGCTCCCGCTGCAACCCGGCAATGCGCCGGTCGCAAGCTTCATGTTGCGCCCGGACCGCCTGAAGATCCGCGGTAAGCATCGCGACCAAATGTTCGTAGGTCGTCCGGGCCGACGCGCTTTCGTCAATCTTGACCCGACGGTTATCCAGCCAGCCCTTCAGCAACAGGCCGGCGATGGTCACGAGGGACCCCGTCGTCGCCAGTTGCATGACGTCGAAGTTTTCGAATTCCATGTCAGACGCCCCCGGCAATCCAGTCGAAGCCGCGGGCGCTGTTGCCGCCCGACGACGCGGCCGCATAGAAGGCGACGCTTGTCGTCGTGTTGAATTGCGGTTGCGTTTGCATCCACATATCAATGGCGTCTTCGCGGCCCGGGACGTCGTTCCAAATGTTCGCGACTTGGAAAATCGGCGGGGCGTCGAAGGTAATCGGAAGGCCGACGGACAGACGCCGTTCGCCGCTGATAAGGCCGCGGAAGCGACCCCAACAAAGCTTCAGGCCGCCCGGGAAAATGATGTAGCTTTCGCCTACTTCATAGCCGAAGACGGCCTTCAGGACCGCCGGCGAAATGTACTTCACCGCGTCCAGCCCCGCCAGGACTTCCGCGGCGTTGGCGCGCAAGTTGGCCAGCTTCAGCGGGGAGACATACTTGTCGTCGACAGTGCCGGCGGCGACTTCCGCGTCGGACGCCCGAGCCGGGATAAGGGCTTGCCAGCCGGTCAAGTCCGCGTCGGGGTTGACGACATTGTTTTCGACCGTCGAAACGAAGAACAGGCCCGGCGTGACGGCCGACTGAAGGAAGGCCCCCTTCGGATAGCCGCCAATAGACGTCGAAAAAGCGCTGTTGAACGTGACCGGGCCGCCCGCGGCTTGCCAGCGCGCCCAACCGGTAACGCGGAAAAGGACGCCGTTCATGTCTTCGCCGGCCGGCGGGACGCCCCCGGCCCCAATCGGCTGGAAACATTCGGGCGGGAAGCCTTCGGTCAAACTGGCGACGCCGGGCGTCGTCGACGCGGCCGTCGGAATGTCGCGAATGAAGCCCGCGCCCGCGCCGTTGGCGAACGGGATAGGGAACCGGTTCGGAATGTCGGTCGATTGCATGGCGGCCCCTACTCTATAGCTGAACGATGCCGGCCGCAACGCCCGCGGGGCGCGGCAATACGCCGGATTGGGTCACGATTGCGAAGTCGACCGGGGATAGTTCGGACCCGAACGTATAGGTCAAGGTCATGTCGAGATTGTCGACGACGAAACAATTCCCGTATTCGCTGAAAAGGTTAATCAGAATTTGATTGATGGACGGGATAGAGCCGTCGCTGATATTGGCCAGCGCCTTGGCAAAAATCAGCCGGCGATACGCTTCGTCCGACAGAGTGAAGTTTTCGGTCAAGGCCCCGCCGGCGGCGAAAAACGGCCGCTGGCCAAACGGAAAGGCGTCGGTCGCTTCGTCGAAGCCGAAGAATTCGCCGTCGTCAATCGGGACGAACAAGACGCGCGACACGCCGACGATGCGGCCCCAAACGTCCAGGCCATATCCGGTCGCCGTGTCGACGTTCCACAAAAGCCGGAAGAATTCGTCGATATTGCGCGTCGGGTCGATATACGTCGCGAAGTTTTCTATCAGTTTCAGCAGGATAGGCGAATTCGCGTATTGGCTGATGACCGTCGCAAACCAATCGTACGTCGGGGCCGACGTGACGTCGCCCGGAACCGGGCTTTCGCCTAGTGCGAATTGGCCAATGGCGGCTTCGACTTGCATCGCTTAGACCAGCGAAACGTCGATATCCGCGACGTCGACCGTCGGGACTTGGTCGATATTGACCGCGACCGACGGGTCCGTCGCGGTCGTCGTCCCGACAAGAATTTCGACGACCCGAACCCAAGGCCCGAGCGCGGCGACGACGCAATAGAAGCGGCTGGCGAAGAGCGTCGCGCCGACGCGCGCCCGGCTTCCGCCGTCCAGGCCCAAGAACGCGCCGATGATGGCTTGCTGGACCAGGACGGCCGCATTCGACGGGACGTCGGGGCCATTGGCCAGCGTGACGGCAAACTTGATTGCCAAGGGGTCCGGAATTTCGAAGGTCACGTCGTAGGACGGGAAGGGCGGTTCATAGCCGCTGTTGTCGTCGACGACGGTCACGGTTGTATTGCCGTTGTAGGCGCAACCCGGGTTCTTCTTCGACCAAATGGCCCGCGCGACGTCGGCCGACGCCCCGCCGACGACCGCGACATAGAGGCTATGGGCGGCCAGCAACACGCCGCCGATGGTCGCCGGAGAGGCCGTCGGGTTTTCGGTCGCGTACACGTCCAGGACGCCCGGGACGTTCAGGACGGCCGCGCGGATAGCCGGAAGGGTCCCGACGCTGTTCAGGGCGACGCTGGCGGCCCGGCGGGCTTCGAATTCGTCGCGGCTTTCGACGACCCGGCCCGGAATGCCTTCGTCAACATTCGTGACCGTATCCCAACCGTTAATGGCCCGGAAAATGAAGGCCAGCGCGCCAGGGGCGCAAGGCGTCGGGCCAGGGACCGTATTCGCAAAGGGCAGGATGATCGATCCCCCGGCCGGAATGATGCCTTCCTGTTGGCAGGCGTATGTGTCGCCGTTCGCGGTCCGCGCCAGCGCGCCGACGGGGATACGGGTCCCGGCCGCGCCGGTGCATGTTGCTTGGACGACCGTCGGTTCGGCCGGCTTGCGCTCAAGGAAATAGATCCGGGCGATAGCGTCTTGCATCCGGCCGCTGGCGAACGCCGGGTCAACCTGATTGACGATGTTCAGGAAGGTATCGTTCGCGAAGCCGACAATCGCCGCCATGGACACGGCCAATTGCCCTTGCGGCGTTTCGTCGGCCGGGTTCAACCCCCCGCCAAAAGCCGCGGAAATGTCGGCCTTGATAGCGGCCAGAATTTCGCTTTCTTGGGGGGCGACGAACCCCCGGGGACCGAATTGCGGCGGCGGTACAGTGGACAAGGCAACCCCCGGTGAACGTGACGCGCCGGACCCTAGCAGAAAATTTTCGGGGTTGCTGCACTTTTTAGCTTGACCGCGCGGTCAACCTTGCTAGGGTGATGACGAAGGGAGTACGGGCAATGTTCAAGATTGGCGAAAAGGTGGTCATCCGGCCCGAGTTTCGGGGGCCGCACGAAGGCCCATCGGTTCATGAGGTGGTCGCGGAAGAAAACGTCATGGGCCGGGTCCAGATTGCGCCAGTCGAATGGGCATGGAAAATCCGGCCGATTGAGTTGGTCGCCGCGCATATGTTGGAAAAGGCACAATGACCAAAGCCGTTGTTCTTTTTGAGGCCAGCGGCATAGTTCGCGACGCTTTGATTGCCCGGGGTCACGACGCGGTAAGCGTCGATTTTCGGCCGACTGAACGCCCGGGGCCGCATATCCAAGACGACGTTTTTCAATACCTAGCGACGCGGGATTTCCGGTCGCGCTCCCTTGTGATCGCCCATCCCGATTGCACGTATCTGGCGGTAAGCGGCTTGCATTGGAACGGCCGCGTTCCCGGCCGCGCTGAAAAATCGGAAGCCGCTTTAGTCCAAGTCCAATGCTTGATTGAGCAGTTCCAAGGGAAACTGTGGGCTATTGAAAATCCCGTCGGGCTTATCGGTTCCCGGGTCCGTAAGGCGTTCGATATCGTTCAGCCGTACGAATTTGGAGACGACGCCAGCAAGCGGACTTGCTTTTACGGCAACCTTCCGAAGCTACGCCGCGACCCCGCAAAACGCGTCCCGGGACGAATTGTCCGCGACCCGGTTACGGGCAAGGAAGTCGAACGGTGGTCTAACCAAACTGATAGCGGGCAAAACAGGCTAGGCCCGTCTGAAGACAGATAGTCCGAGCGGTCGCGGACATACCCGGGCCTAGCTGAAGCCATGGCGACGCAATGGGGCGATTTTGCCAATGAAAGGACGACGGAATGACGAAAGCCACAAAGCAAGCCCGCGCCGAAATGGCCGCGAAGGTCCGCGTCGCCCGGGAGGCGATGGAATTCCCACGTATCACATGCGCGGCCGAATACCAGGGGCCGGTCTATATGCTGGCGCTGAAGCTGGCGCGGGAAGCCGTCGCGTCTGGCCTTTCGTTCGGCTATGGCCGGTCGCGGGATGACCCGGGGCACGTCGCGGACCTTGTCCTGAAGGACGCTTACAACGGGTACTGGCAAGAGAAATACGGGAGCCTCAAGGCATGACCGCAAGAATCAAATGTATCATATCGCACGGCCGCGGTTGGTCCGGGTGCATGTCCCCGGGAGCGTGTCGCGATTGGGGGTATTGCCGCCAGCGCAATATCGACGCCGGCGGCATGAAGAACGTCACCCCGGCGATGCAAGCCGAATGGAAGAAGGAAGACACGCCGGACCCCGAGCGCCGGCCATGCCGCTATTGCGGGCCGGGCGTCCGGACGGGGCTCCCGGGCAACGCTTGCGAAAACTGCATGAATACGGGGTACGAACAATGACGATTAACGGCGGCCGGCCGCACCGCGTCGGGTATTCGGGACAGAAGTACCGAATTGTCGTTTCGGAAGAGAGGGACGACGGCAGTATGGTTGAGCGCGTTCTAGGCTGGACGAACGACAACGCCAAAAGCCTTTTCGGCTTGACCGCAAATACACAATGGCACGCGCCGCGGTATGTGGAAGTGCCGTCGGAAGACGGGTACGGCTAGAATTCGATGACGGCCGGCCCCGCGCCGGTCGTTATCTGGATCTGGCCGCCGACGGTCCGTTGGTCCAGTTTCGTGAAATAGACGACGGCCGTTTCGACGCCAGGAACCGACAAGGCCGCCTGAACAATCCGGGCGCGAAGCAATTGCGTCGGCTGAAAACGACCAAGCGCGTCGCTGAAGTAGGGGACGCCCCGGTCGCCGCCGTACCATAGTTCGCGCGTGAAGAGCCGCGCCGCGCTGGCGACGTCTTGGACTTGTGAATAGGGTTCGGACGCCATGGCGATGTTGCCGGCCGCGTCCAGGCAAAGATCCCAATTGTCCCGGTCCAGAAGCAAGGTCCGCATTAGTTAGGCCCCCCGGTGTTGCCGCTTCCCGTCTGTACCCCGCTATGGGTATGGGTCGCAAGCGACACGCCGTCCCCGACGACGTCGGTCGTCCCGGTGATGGTCCCGGTTGCCGTGATATCGCCGTCGACTTCGACGTTCCCGTTTATGGTCACGGTTGGCGCGGTGATGGTGACGCCGGCCGGCGAAATGACTTCGACCCCTTCGTCGGTAATCCGAACGAACCGTTCGGGCGCGGCGTTCAGGATACCCCCCAAATACAAGCCGTCGGCCATGCTGAAGCGCCGGCGGCTCCCCGGGTTGGCCGGCCCCTTGGCCGCAATCACGGCGTTTATGTCATGGCTGGCGAAGACGGCAATCCCGATATCCCCGACGGCCGGGTCGATAATGACCGCGTTCCGGCCGCCCTGAATTCGAAGGTATGGGCAACCGTGAACGGTTCCATGGGGCGTCGCGTTGCCGCGGCCGTCCAATTGAGCGACCAAGGGGTTCAAGTCGACCGTCATCTTTTCCAGGTCGACCGCGACGACGCGGACGACGGTCGCGGTCGCCATGCGGGCGATAGCTGCCTGAACGACGGCCGCCATGGCGCTGTAGTCGTCCATCCCCGCCCCGACGGGCTGGACGCCGTGATAGACTTCACCGCCCGACATAAGTCGGTTGGTCCAAGAGGAAGCATTGCACGGTCGTAAACCACTTTCCGCCAGGCATTTCGCTTTCCAGGTCATGCGTGACAATTGCCGGCCGCCACGTGTCGCCTATCGCCGGGGTCAAGATGCTGCGAAGCTTCACGCGGCCGCCGAAGACAATCGACGGGTTGAAAATCGTCCGGAATTCGACCCCGCCTTGGGTATGCGTCGGGTATCCTACCAGGCCCGTATCGGGTCCAATATCCGGAATGCCGCCCCCGCGGGCCGTCCCTTGCGGCCAGATAGCAAGGACCGTGTCGTCCAGGAAGAGATTGAATTGCCCCTCCCGAGCGCAATCTAGCGCCTGTTGCCAGAGTGTCCCGGGGTAGTACGGGTTGACCAGCTTCACGTCGACCCCGCTGTTTTCCAGGGGGACGGGCGGCGACATTTGCGCGGCGATGCCCGACATGACGACGGCCGCGTCGACGGTGCCCTTGAAGCTTGTCGGCGGGACCGGCTTCAGATTGCTTATGAACCCGGTCGACGCGAAGACGTTCAGGCACACTTCCGGGGACGAATTGAAGTCCGCCCAACATTCGATGATATCGCCAAGAAAAACGACGGCCATACCGGCGTCTTCGTCGCCGGCGGACACGGTGATCGTGTTATTCTGGCGAGCATTTTGGGCAATGCCGCGCCCGAGAATAATCAGCTTGTTCATGATTTCCAGCGGCAACCCCCAAACGCGAAGGTTTAGCTTGGTCATGGACGCGCCGCCGGCCTTGTCAATTGACGCCGACACGCGATAGCCCTTCAGTTCGACCGCGTCTTGGCCAGCCGCGCCGAAGTCCCCGCGCCCGAGCGTGAAGCGAAGGTCGATTTTGCGCTTACTGAAGGTCGTCGTCATAAATCAGCACAAAGCGGTCCCCGAGCCCGGCGACGACCGGGTCTTCGTTCCCGGTCGTGTCGACGAAGTACAAGTCGCCGGTGAAGCCAAGATACCCGGACCGAACAATTCGGGTCAAGTTGCGGGCGACGACCCCGCCGATGACCAGGGCGTCGTTTACGAAGACGTCAACATAGAGGCCGAAGGCTTTCGCATAGACGCGCAATTGACAGGGCTGGCCGCCCAAGGGGATGGACAGTTCTTGCGCCGGCGTCGGCAACAGGGGGACGATACGGCGGGTCACGACGGGGACCTTCCTTGTTCGGCGTCAAGCAATTGGTCCAGCGTCGGCGTGACCGGCTGGACCGGGCCGACGTTTACCCGGTTCGCGCCGGAAGCGCTACGCGGGGCCGTCCCGGGGTCGACCGCGGCATTTGCCGACGTGAAGGCGCTGGCGGCCGAAACGCGGACTTCCATCATTTCCAGTTCAAGCTTCAGCAGCGACGCCCCGTCGTCAGCCGAACGCCGCATATCGCGCCGGACCAGGTTCCGGTTCGTATAGGCGGCTTCCGGGGTGACGACCGTATAAAGTTCGGTGCTTTCCAGCATCGCTTCGACGCGCTGAAGGAAGGCCGTCCGCGTCGCCACGTCGCCGCCCTTGGTAAGCGTGACCCGTTCGTTCGCCGGGGTCGCGACCTTGTTATAGGACCGAAAGGCCCCCTCTTCGACGGGGTAGTCAGAGATCCTGAATTCCCGCGACGGTTCGACGACGACGATATTGTCCGGCTCTAGCGCCAGGCCCCCGCCGCGGGTGAAAATCCCCCATGTGACGCGCGCCGCTTGGGAGCCCCCAAGAGCGTCGCCGGCCAGCGGGGCGACCGACGGCGTCGGCGGCGCGCTTTCAAGCCTGAAGACGCGCGGGACGCCCGGGGCGTCGGGGACATTGGGATACCGAGCCGTCATTAGTCCAGCCCCGTATTCGCATTGAAGACGACCGCCCGTCGACGGATAGCCCCGGGCAATTCGGCGGCGATGCCTTCGGCGTCGGTCGCTTGCGTCTGTACCGTCAATTGCCCGATGGTCACGGTGTTGCCGAAGCCGCGGCCGGCGGCGGTTGCCCCGGGGCGCGCGGCTGCGCCGGCGTACCGGGAGGCAAAGCGGCTGTTTTCCTGCCGGGCTTGGGCTTGGACGAAAGCTTCGATTTGCCCGGCCCCAATGCGGTCGTTCACGCCGATGCCCATTTGCTTGGCGATGTTCCGCGCATAGGCGACGTTGTCGTTCCCGTCGGCCGCCGGGGCGTACCGGTTGGCGATTGCCGTCGGCGTATCGAAGCCCCGGCGGACGTAGGACCGGATCAGGGCGCGTTGGGCGTTCAGGCCGTCTTCCAAGGTCGCGAACGCCGCATACCGGCCATTGCCGCCGACATAGCCCGGCTGGCGGCGCGCGAAGTCCCCGTCATTGATGCCCCCCGGGTTGTTCCCGTCCAGGGCGACCGCGCGCTGGCCTTTCGGGACCATGGCCGGCCCCGCGCCGCCCGCTTTGAATGTCATGCGCGCGGGGCCGGCCGCGGGCGCGCCAGGGCGTTCGCCCGGGCGGTCGAAAAGCCAAGCCGGAAGAACGGCGCGAAGCGGCGCTTCGATACGGTCCAGCCAATTGGCGACGTCCGGGAATTTGGCCAGAAGGGCGTCGAACGCGGTCACGCCCGCCATGATCGCCCCGGCCAGCGCCAGCCAAGGCCATGTCGCGGCGATAGTGACGGCCGCCAGGGAGCCGATGACCCCGATAACCGCCGGGAGCGCATAGCGCGCGGCGTCGGTTTGGTCCAGGAACCCAATGAAGCCATTGATGACGTCGGTAAGGCCCGGGCGGACCTTGTCCTTTATGCGGTCCGACAAGTCAGTCAGGGCGGCTTCGAAAGCTTGGGCGTCCGCGACGCTCTTTTGGGATACCTTCGACTGGCGCGTCATCGCGTCGACCAGTTTTTCCGTTTCGGCGCGCCCTTGCGACAGGGTCGTGATGACCGAAGCCGGAATGCCGATGTTCGACAGGCGCGTGAAGAATTCCGCCCGGTCCATGCGTTCGCCGGCTTCCGCCATTTTCAGCAGCGCGTCGGCCGGGTCTTGGAAGTCCTTCAGCGTGACCCCGAGCCCGCGAAGGTCGTCGTCGAAGGGCGACCGGCCGGTCATGCGGTACGTTTGGAAGCCCTGCACCATGGCCGTGAACGCCGCGGCCGCGTCGCCGGCGTCGCCGCCCGCTTGCTTGGCCATGCGGCCCCATGCGTCCAGTTGGGTCGCGTTCACGCCCAAATTGTTGGCCAGACGGCCGACGGCCGCGTCGCCGGCGACCAGGTCCTTGAAAAAGCCCTTCAGGGTCGACCCGCCGGCGAACGCCAGGAAGAGCCCGGTCACTTCGTTACGAAGGCCCCGGATGGCTTCCCGGTTGCGCTTGCCGCCTTCCTGAAGCCGTTTGTCGGAAGCGCCAATCTCTTCGCGGGTCTTCTTCGTTTCCTTGCGGACTTCCGCCGCCCCTTCCGCGAACGGCTTGGGGTCGATACCGAAGACGGTTAGAAAGCTATCAATGATCGTTGCCATTGCCTTGCGCCGCCCGATTGTTGTCCGCGTCCACCATGACGACTTCGACCAAGTCGTACAAGTCTTCGACCCCGTAAACCGTGTCCAGTTCGTTCAGGGTCGCCAGGCGCGACCCGATTACGACCCCGATGTTAACGGGGACGTTTGGGTATCGTTCGAAGCGTCCAGTGCTTTCTTGGCCGCCGCGCCCAGCTTCGCGAGTTCGGCGGCTATGGAAAAACCCACGTGAAGGCCGAAGACGCGGTCGCGAAGCTGGACCAAGGTCGCCACTTCTTCGAAGTCGTCTTCAATGGTGCCCCGCGTGAATTCCAGCTTTGGGTCCGGCTGGATAGTCACGCATTGCATCATTTCGTCCAAGAGCGGTTCGGCGTCTTCGAAGGCGCAAGACGTGATCGCCTTGAGCCCCGCGTACGCCAGGGCCGCCATGCCGGCGCTGGCCAGGTCGTCCGGAAGGTCAACCCCCGCCCGGCCAATGGCCAGAAGGGCGCGGGTCGCCCATTTTTCCGCCCGGGCGGCCGACATTTCGGTAATGACGAAATGCTTGCCCTTGTCCCGGCCTTCAGTCGCGACCCATGTTTCCGTCTTGCGCGCCATGGGATTAACCGAAGACGTTCGCGGCGGTCACGCTTTCCCACGTGATCGTGAAGCGGCGGGGCTGAAGAACCTTCTTCCCGGCCGGCGTCGGCGTGTACCCGGTCAAGAACCCGCGGCGAAGCGTGTACGCGCGCCGGGTCGCCGGGAGCCGGATAGAGCCGGTCGCCGGGAAGGCTTCGCGAACCGTCTGCATCGCCAGGAACCACGCTTCAATGATATCGTTCGACGGGCTATCCGCCTGAAGCGTGAAGTTCTGGACGACGGGCGCGGGCGTGAAGCCGGCCGACAGGCGGCCGTCGACCCCCATCATGGTTTCGACCGTCTGGACCGTTTCCGTATCGAAGACGTCGTCGGCCGCGAACCCCTGAAGCTGGACCGGCGTCGGAAAAATCGACGCGACCGACAAGAGCAAAATGGAGTTGGCGGCGGTGATGGTCCGGGGATTGCTCATTACTGCACCTGCGTCGAGTTGAGGGCGATTTTCTGGACCGACTGGCCGTCCGCATACCAGAAGGTAATCGGCGGCGACCCGCGTTCAGCCCGGACTTGCGGGCTGGCCGGCCGGACCAAAAGATACCAGCCGCGTTCGGTGATGGTCGCTGCGACCGGAAGGCCGGCTTCGGTGTTGACCGCGGTCGCCTGTTCAGCCGACAGGGGGACGCCCGCGCGAATTGCGCCGAACGACAGGCCGTTATCAATCGGCCCCGACAGGGCTTCTTCGATGATGGCATAGCCGGCCGCGTTGTACGGGATGGACCGCACGTTCACCAGAAGGTTCATCAAGGAAAGCTGGAAACTGTTCGACAACCAAACTTGATTGATGAAGCTATCCAGCCACAGGTAAGGCCCGCGGACTTGGCCGGGGTACAGGAAGACGAAGCGGTCCGCGGCCGTCGCGTACGCCCCGTAAAAGTTGTACCCGTTGGCGATCAGTTGTTCCGCGACGACTTGGTCCGTCACGCCGGGGGTGAGGCGGGCGGTCCGGCGGAAGGCAAGGTTCGTCCGGCCTTCGGTCGCCGTGAAGTCAATCGACGCGATAGAACCGGCCGCGAACGCCGCCAGGGCGGCCGGGTCGACCGGGTCATAGAGGAAGGCGACCGAACCGTAATCCAGCGCCCGGATCTGGCCGCCGGCGGTGCCTTCGTCGGCGGTGCTGCCCGCGGCCGGGTTGCTTTCGCCCATCAAATACAAGAACCGGCTGTTCTGGCCATGCGCCCAAGCGGCGAAGGCGACCTTGTCTTCGATGGCCGGTTCGAAAACCGTCGCGAAAGAGACAAAGTCTTGCGTGAAAGCCGCCAGGGCGTCCATGGTGCCCCCCGGCGTCGCCGCGGCCGCGCCTTGCGACAGGGCCGCGCCGGTCGTCGACGTCAAGCGAAGGCCCGTCGCCAGCGTCCCGGCGGTCGCGAACGTGACCGATCCTGTTGCGCCCGGGGTGCCCCCGGTGATGACGAACGCGCCCGACACGGCGTCGAACGTGACCAGCGTCGGCCCCGAGCGCATGGCCCCGGAAGCGACCGTTTGCGAAATGGAAACGGTATAGGTCCCGTTGCCGCCTTCGCCGGTGCCGAAGTCGGTAATGACCGTCCCGGCCGCGACGCCGACGCCGGTCACGGTCTGGCCAATTGCCAGCGTCCCGACGGCGTCCGTCACGGTCAATTCGTCGCCGGCGATTTCACCGGTGAACGCCGCGTCCGCGTCGTCCAGGCCCGCCGCAATCAGGGTCGCGGCGTTGCTGAAGCTTGTCGCGCCCGACAGATTGATGGCGTCCGACGTTACCAGGCGGCCATTGATGGTAAGGACCAGGGTCCCGGAAAGCGCCTGAAGCTGCGCCAGCGACAAGGACGAAACGGACCCGCCGCGAAGGTACGCGGGGGCGGCGGCTTCGTTGTAGTTGGCGAAGAGCATCTTGGCCGGCTTGATTGCCGACGCCGCAAAGCCGTCGAAATAGACGTCGGCCAGGCGGGCTTCGTTCGACAGATTGCCGAAGTAGGCCGCGACCGCGGTAGCCGACGCGAATTCTTCGACCGTCAAGGCCGGGACGCGGCCCGCGGACGACAGGAAGAGGCCGACAAGGTCCAGCCCCGAGCCGCCGGCGGCGATGACGTTGGGAAAGACATTGACGATTGCCGAAGCCGGGATTGAGGCGGTCATTATGGTATCCCCTGAAGTTCGACGGACAGGATAGCGGCGAATTCTTGCGGTGCCAATACCATGGGCGAAGCCTGAAACGCAATGTCCATGGTCCAGCGATTTTCGTATTGTTTTTCGCCGTTAACGAAGGGGATTTGCTTCCCGTCGTCGGCATAGAGCGGCAACAGTCCCGACGGCTCAAGAGCGCTACACGCCCCCGGCGACCGCCAGAGAATAGCGACCGTCTGGCAATAGTCGGACCCAGCGCGGCCGTGAAAGTCCAGTTGCATGACCCGCCGGCCGCTTTGCTGGATTTCGATTTCCGTCGGATCTTGGGCTTGCGGGTCCCATGTTTCCAGGTTCGTCGCCAGGCGCGTTTGCGACCGCATGGTCATCATGACGAAGTCGGGGCCGATAGGTTCCGGGACTTGATTTTCTTGCGCCTGAAATACTTCGACGCCGTCGGGAAGGACCGACAACAGCCAAGCGCGTATGGCGATGAACAGGACGTCTTCGGTAGGGGCGGCGGTCATGGCGCGACCCTGAACATGACGAAGGGCGGGGCGTTAGATGAAAATTGAGTATTGGCGAACGCTGGCCACGCCGGCGGGTCCGCGACCTCGCTAAAGGCCGACGTGAAAATCAAGCTTCGGAAGGCCAGTGGGGTTGCCGCGGTCGACCAGCCGAATGGCGAACCAAACGCCGTAACAGCCCGAACGGTTGCGTTAGCTGAATGCCAAACGCCGACATAATATCTCTTGCCCGCAACGAAGGTAAAAGACGCGGCGTTGAATTTGGTCCCGGTCGTTGACGCGTCGAAAGGCGTCGAAACGAACATTAGGTTTGTCGGGCGGCCGTCGCTATCCGCTTCGTAAATCACGACCCGGACCCGCGCCGACGCAACCGCCGTCGACACGCTAATTCCGACTTGGTCCAGAGTGTAAGCAATCGGGGCAACATACAACGAAACGGCCAAGACGTTTGCCACGCCGGCGACCGTCGCCAGCGTGTTGATAGCAGCGTTTCCGAGAATTCCGGTAGCTAGGGGCAACAGCGGCGCGAAGGCGTCTGCGCCCGTTGCCCCCGCCGGACCAGCGGGTCCTTGAGGGCCGGGAGCGCCGTCATTGCCAGCCGGCCCCGTCGCGCCCGTTGCCCCCGCCGGACCAGCGGGTCCTTGAGGGCCGGGAGCGCCGTCATTGCCAGCCGGCCCCGTCGCGCCCGTTGCCCCCGCCGGACCAGC